TCACCGTCCAATCCCCGCTGCGCCAGCGGTTGGGTTAATATTATTTTTAGGTGTAGCTTGGTTTTCGCTACATTGGCATTTGTTTATAAAAAGCTAAGTGATACTTTGTAGATAAATACCGTTCTCTTTTTTTCTACAAAAATACGCAATCTAAGCTTCGATATATGCCACTTATCGAAAAACAAGCTATATACCTTAAAATAAAAATGCTACTTTTTCGATAACCACAGTATGAGTAATGAAAAAGCTATTTATTTTTGTTCAAAATAATAAAATCATTGACGAACAATGGCACAAAAAGAAGAAGTTTTATCTAAAGTTAATCAGATTTGCGAAGAACGTAATTTTGATTTGAGTGAAACATTCAGAGATAAGTTCTCTGAGAAATTTGCAGAAGCTTACAAGGATGCTCCGATTGAAGATGCTGGCTTAGTAGCCGCATTGAATATTTCAGTTGAAAGTAGCGGACATGCAAGAAAGAACGCATTCTCAGAAGCGACTAAGGGATTTGAAGCTAAGGAAGCTGAATATAAATCTCAGATTGAAGAATGGAAGAAAAAGGCTGAAAAAGGTAATGATGGTGGAGAAGGCAATCAAGAGCCTCCGAAATTTGAGTTGCCTGCCGAGTACAAAGAGAAACTTGATAGGCTGGAAAAGTTTGAATTGCAAGAGAAAACGAAGTCTGTTCGCAATCAGATATACGATACAGCCAAGTCTAAGGTGAGGGAAGATTTACATGAATCTTTTCGTAACTATCTTGGTAAGCAGAATATCGCAATTGATGCTGATGTTAATGCCGAGGCAGAAAGACTGCTGAAAGATTATCAAGATATATTCAGAAGCTCTATTGGTGATATTACACCATTATCTCCGGACGGAAAGAAAACAGCAATGGAAGACTACCTTGCTGCCATAAAACCCGTCAAACTTTAAATGGCACTTATATACAAAGTGACACTTAGTATATAACCTAATGCCAATGTAGCGAAAACCAAGCTACACCTAAAAATAATATTAACCCAACCGCTGGCGCAGCGGGGATTGGACGGTGAG